CGACCAGGCCGCGTACGCCACGGGGCACAGGCCGACCAGCATCCCGGCCGGCGCGTACTGGCGTTCGTGCCACACCTCTTCTGGCTTGTAGGTCTTCTGGCCGATCCGGTACTCGACGATCACGCCGTCCTTGACGCGCACACCGACGTCCCCGGCGGACACCAGGTCGATCCGCGTAGGCAAGCCGAGCGCGTTACGGGCCTTGATCAGGCCGAAGCAATTCCCATACCCGTCGAGATCGAACTGCGAAGCCCACATCCATTCCGGCCACGACACGCCAGGGGACGGCTCGACGAGGAGCTGCGGGGGGGCCATCTCGATCAGGACCCCGCCGACCTGCCGGTAGCTGCCGGCGGGCAGGGAGGACACGAGGTCGGCGCGGAGCCTGCGCGAGGCCCACACCGCGGAGTGGCGCAACGCGGTGTGCTGGGTGACCGCGACGCTTCCCGTCGACCCACCCATCCGGAGCGCGGTCTGCAACGCGACGAGCGTTCCGGCGAGCCCGTCGGCGGAACGTGCGCGCTGAGGGCCGAACAGCAGACTCACGAGGAAGTCCTCCAGGACACGGCCAGGCACGCTGCGCCGGCCGTGAGCAGGCCAAGCCAGGTCGCGACGACCCAGAGAGCAGCGACGATCAGGACGAGCCCGGCGAGGTCGAGGACAGTGGTGCGATGCTTGCGCAGGCGTTCGAGGATGGCGCGCACTCGGCCTCCGTCCATGGTCAGAACACTCCCTCGGTCGGGTTATACGACGACAGGTCCTCGCTGGTGGCGCAGCCCCAGTGCGCGAGGGTCGCGGCGACCAGCGGACAGATGTCGCCGGCCGACTTGCGCCGCGCCCACGCCCACCCGCCGTCACCGACGTCCCGGGACACTGCGGGGACCAGAGCGTTCGCGAGGATCGGTTGCAGGGGCCGGTCGACGAACCGCATGGTCTGTGCTCCGACGGCCCGCTGGAGGACTCCGCAGGCCTCCGCGTGCTCGGCGAGCGTCACCCAGTGGACGTCGATGTCCTCGGCCTCGAAGTCGGGGGCGAGGACGCCGGCCGCGGACCTCTGGTCGGCCACGATCTCGGTGACGTCATGCCGGTCGGTGATTCCCGCGATGCGCTCGACGATCCAGTCGGTTCCCTCGCGGTGTTCGATGACCTCGAGGTGCGCGAGGCCGTCCGCACGGCGGCCGCACGCGACGATCGCGGCGGACTTCTGGCCGGGCGACACGTCCACGCCGAGGAACACCGACGCGCCTTCGACGAGCCGGGACTCCATATCCAAGCACTCGGTCCAGGATTCGACGGTGATCGGCTGCTGGCCGTCGTCCGAGTCGGGGTCTTCCCAGCCCATGCGCTCACGCGCGAACTCCGCCGGTGGGAGCGTGTCGCGCTCCTCGCGGATGAACTTCCGGGTGATCCGGATGTCGAGCGCCGGGTTGCCGCGGCGGATCTTCTCCATGTCGTCGCACGCGCACCCTGGCGTCCCGAGCGCGTGATCGCACCCGTCGCCCAGTTCGCACGTCCCCGGTTCGGCCTGCCACTCGACGTAGCTCCCGGACCAGTTCCCGGCGCGCCCGGACTTCATCAGGCGCCGCAGGATCGTCGACGTCGAGAGAGCCGCGGATGACCCGTACAGCGCCTGGGGGTTCCGGCGCGCGGACATGGTCGGGATCAGCGACCCCATGTGGTGGGCCTGCAGCGCGAACGCCTCGTCGAGCACCACGGTGTCCCCGGAGATCCCGCGCCCACCAGACTTCGTTCGTGCCCGGAACCTCAGCACTGACCCGGAGTGCAGCTCGAACTCCTCCGCGCCGTTCTCCCGGCCGATCCTTCGGACCCGCCGGGACAGGTGGTCGTATGACCCGATCAGCTCATCGAAATGCTTGAACGATTCTTCAGCGGTAGCGAATTCGTGCGCCGTCCACATGATTAGTTTCTCGTCCCACACGAATAGCTTTGTCAAGACGATGCATTCCATAACGAACGTCTTCAGGTTCTGGCGGGGGCAGACGACCAAGTTGTTCAATGACGTCCACTTGCCTGCCTCGTCTACCGAGGTGAGTGCGTCAACGGCGAGGCGCTGTTCTGGGTCGAGGATCCGTCCGACGGTCTCGGAGAGGTCAGCGACTTCGTCGACGAGCGAACCGGCCCTCGGTGGTGTCCACAGGTAGGCCGGTTCGACGAGCGTCATGCTCCGCGTGACCTGCGATCGCGTATCGCCGCGAGCGGATCGCCGGCGAGCGACGCTCCGCGGCACGCTTCCTCGACGGAGGCTGTGAGCTGCCGGGCGAGCGCCGCGTAACCGGATGCTGAGTGGCCTCCGGCGTCCAGCAGCGCGGCCAGGCGCAGCGCCACCGCGCCGGGCACCGTGTCGGTCCGTCCTGCGGCCGTGAGCTTGGCCTGGACGGCCTCAAGCGTCGCGCTGGTGGTGGTCGGGCGCTGCTCGGGCAGGACGGTCACTGGCCTGGGCGTGGTCGGTGCTACCTGGCGCTTGGGGCGTGCGATCTCGGCGCGGCAGGCCTCGCAGTAGCGGGGAGGTCGTCCGGGCTTGGGGTCCCAGGCGTACTCCGCGCCGCAGCCCACGCGGGTGCAGACGCGGATCGACATCGGGGCTCCTTACCGGCTGTAACCGGGACCCTAACCGTGGGGTAACTAGTCGTTACGGGGAGAGATTTGTTCTCGGAAGCGCGGTCGTCCGTGCATCGGGCTAAAAGACCGAACCGGACACAACGGTATTGCCTGTCACCATTCTTGTGTGGTGAATGGAATGATTCTTGTATCGCGATTGTTGGTCAATGCCGCGCCGTGCGCGCGATTGCATTTCACGTGTGCGGCGCGGAGGTCGGTTGGGCCGCCGCCTTGGGAGCGGGGTGGCCAGTGGTCGGCGTCGAATGCGTAGGGGTTCTCGCGTCGGTGGCCGTGGATGATTCTGTAGCGGGGGTTGTCGTAGTCGATTGGCTTTCCGCAGCGCCAGCATGGGAGGCGTCTTGCGATTAGTGCTTCTCTGGCTGCGACGTAGTCGGGGTCGCTGTCCCAGCGGTGTCCGGGCATGGGTGGCTGACCTGGGTGTGAATCTAGCTGGTGGTGGTTGGTTGTGCAAGGGGGGTGTGGATGCCGTCCCAGTAGGTGACGGCTTCGCTGATTGAGTAGAGTGTCCGGCCTTTACCGTCGGACCCTTTACGTTGTATCCGTCCGTTGGATGCCGCCTTGCGGATTGTTGTCTCGGTGACAGCGTGTCCGTACCGTCGGGACAGCCAGGCGGACAGGTCGATGGTGGTGGCGGTTGCGTTGGGGTCGCCGTGGTGGTCGCGCCAGGTGTCGACGTCTGCGGTGGTCCCGCACGCGCAGGTCACGAGGCCGTCTGTGGCGGCACGGATGGTGCGTCCGCAGTCGCAGGTCCCGATGCGTACGCGGTGGCCGGGAGATCCGCACAGGCGGCCGGCGACGCGGTGCAGCCAGGCGAGGTCGTCGAGCAGTTGCGTGGGGTTCTCGACGGCGGCGGCGAGGTCTGGTGCGTGTTCGGCGAGGTGCGCGGCGAGCTGGTGGACGATCCGGTCCGTGGCGTCGGTGGTGATGGGCGGGGCTGGTGTTCCGGCTGTGGCGAGGGTGCGGGTCCAGTCGATGACGTGGCGGGTGATGTGGTCGCGGACGTCGCCGGGGCCGGGGCGTGTGGGGTCGTCGCCGAACGCGAGGGGCATGGGCGGGTCGTCGCCGAGGGCGTGGCGTCCGGCTCGTGTGCTGGCGGTGTCGAGGAGCGCGTCGTGGAGGTCGGCGAGTGCGGCGAGGTCGGCGCGTGCTCGGCGCTCGCAGTCTCGGCACAGGACCGCGGTGGTGGTGGTGTCGCAGTTGGCGCAGGTGGTGGTCATCGGGTGGCCTCGAGGGGTGTGCCGTGGCCGGCTGCTCGTAGCTGCACGAGGAGGTGCGCGAGATGGGTCTCGATGAGCGCGTGGGGGACGGCTGGTGTGGGGGCGCCGGTGAGGGTGGCCCAGTGGTGGCTGGTGGTGATGGCGCGCCAGTTGGCGGCGCGGGAGGGCGCGAACCCTCGGCGCTGTACGACGAGTACCCACAGGTCGGCGTGGGCGTTAACGGCTTCGCGTGTTGCTTCGGTTGCCCAGGTTTCGATCTGGGTTGGGCTGGCGTCTTTGGCGGTCTGGCCGGTCTTGATTTCCCAGGCGATTCCTGGGGTTCCGGTGATGTCGCCGATATCGTTGATTCCGTGGAGGGCTGGGCGTTCGGCGTGGGGGAATCCTCCTGCGCGTAGTGCGCGGACGACGCCGGTTTCTCCGGCGGTGCCGATGCGCTTGGGGCGGTTGACCATGCGGCGCTCCAGTTCAGAATGGTGGGTCGGTGGGTGTGGTGTGGGTGGCGGGTTTCGGGAGTTGTGATTCGGTGTGTGTGACGCGGTAGGGCCAGGTGTTGTTGCAGCGGTGTTCGGGGATGACGTCTGTTCCGGGTGGGCGTGGGAGTGTTGGTGTGTGTCGGTTTTCGAGTTGGAGTTTCTGTCCGGTGAGGTGGACGAGGTACGTGGGGATGTGTTGTTGGTGGGCGAGGGTTTCGCCGAGGGGTGTGAGGGGGATTGGGTCTGCGCGGACGTCGGCGGCGCAGATGTCGTCGTCGAGTGCGCGGAGTGTTGTGCGTCGGCAGCGGGGGCAGGTGCTGTTGCGGATGTTGCGGTTGGCGGTGCGGTGGTCGATGCCGGTGGTGGTGGCGATGTGGAGTAGGACGTGGGCGGGGAGCGCGGGCATGTCGTTGTGTCCGTTTCGTTGGTGGGTGTGGTGGGGCTTCCTTGGTTGTGATGGTTCGTTCTCGCGGTGGGTCCCGGGCGAGTAGGCCCCGCCCCGTAGGGGGGCGGTGCTGGGGCCTACTCAGCTCAGGGAGACCCGGTAGGCCCGGGGCCTGTCCGGGGTGTCCTTGGGCCTCCGGGGCCTCCCACTTTCGATCTATTCACGTAGTACGTCTCCTGCTGTCCTGTCCTCGCGGAACGGCCAGACGCTGTAGTGCCAGTGCCCGTTGCCGGTTCGCTCGACCCGGACCGACCCGCACTCGATGAGCTCCTCCAGCGCCCGCGCACGCCACTCACGACGCCCGTTGACCGCGTTGACCGCAGCAGTGCGCGTCACGCCAGGGTGCGCCTCGATGAACACCGACATGCGCTCCATGAGCTGCGTCGGCATGAACCCGTTCCCGCCTTTCCCGTCGTCTTCGACGATGACTGGTGGGGTGATTTCCGCGACGGGACGGTCACCTGTTGAGTCGAAGATGAATCGGGCGATCTCCTGTGTGCGGTCTGATTTACGTGCGGGTCCTGCGTGTCCTCTGACACCGCCGGGCCGGTCTTTTCCGACGCGTATTGATAGTTCGCCTCGGAGGCCTTTCCCGAGTACTTCTTTGACGTCGACGGTGTATGCGGCGCCGGTTATCCCAGCCATTTTCGCTTGCCCGCCGATGGCGAATCTTCCGCGTGTTTCGGTGTCTTTGACGACGTGGTCGATGGCGAGTACTGCGGCACCGGTCCTGCGGGCGATCTGGTCAGGGAGAATGCGTTGCCAGGTGGCGATGTCGTCATTGTCGTTGATGCTGTGTCCGAAGATGCTCATGGAGTTGGTGACGCCGTCGATCACGGCGAGGGTGTACCTGCCGGTCAGGAGCGCGCGGAACGCGTCGAGCTCGGCGGGGGTCTTGGGTGCCGTCTCGGGCCGCGAGTAGACGAGGTAGGCGACGACGTTGGCGGGCGGGACGCCGAGGGTGAGCATCCGGTCGACGATCGACGCGGGGTCGGACTCGAAGTCGAGATAGAGGCAGTGCCGGCGGTCCTTGAGGAGTCGGGCGGTCTCGTGTTGCGCGATCCACGACTTGCCGGACTCGGACTCGCCGTGGAGGGAGTGTGTGAGGCCCGGGTAGAGCAGGCAGATGCCGTCGGTGCGGGGCATGAGCGTCGGGGTCGCGACCGTGGCCCGTCCGGTCAGGAACGGAGCGAGGGCGGCCGGGCGCCACGTCGGAGTGGCCGCGGCGGTGTCCTCGCCGGGGTCCGTGGTGGGTGCTGCCTGGGCGTCCTGAAGCGCCCACGGCGGCCCACCCGGCACGGGTGTGGCCTGGGCGTCGCTGGTGTCTTGCTGGGGCGCCGGTGGGTCTCCTGAGGCCGGCGGCGTTGGCGCGGCGGTCAGTGCCTGTTCCCACGCGCAGGGGTCGACCTGGTCGCGGGTGGGATGTTCGGCTGCGGCGATCCGAACAGCGCCGGCGAGTAGCCGAACCCACTCCGAGTCCGCGTCACGCGTCGACC